TCAATGGAGTTTGATGCCTTGGGATGCACTCACTGAAGTTGTTGATGTATTGACATACGGTGCAAAGAAATATTCTTCAGACAATTGGAAGATTGTTCCTAACGCTCGTCAGCGATACATCGACGCAGGCTTTCGCCACTTCACTGCCTATGCTGCTGGTGAGAAAAACGATAGAGAGACTGACATGAACCACCTCGCTCATGCCATGTGCTGCATGTTGTTTCTTCTTGCCTTTGATAAGGATGGAATTAAATGATTACAGTAAACGTAACCATTGCTGCTGAGTTCGACGGTGTTGAAAAAGATTATGAAAACCATGATGATTTTCTAGACGCTGTTGTTGCTCATGTGCAATATGGCCTTGATCGACTTGATGTTATCTCCGTTGTCTATAGCGACAAGTCTGTACAATCACATTTGCTTTAATGAGAAACGGTGGTGAATGGACAGAGGCTAGATTCAGAAGCTTTGTAACATCGTCACTAAGGGCTGCTTCTCGTAGGTGGCCTGTGAAGTTTAAAGCACTGAAGGAAGCTTTTGTTGGTCGTAAGACTAATAACAAAACTGGAAAGCTTGCTATGCATTACAAATGCGTTAGCTGTAATAAACATTTTGTAGCTGCTGATGTTCAGGTTGATCATATATCTCCAGTGGTAGACCCCGTAAAAGGTTTCTTAAGCTGGGATGTTTATATAGACAATTTGTTTTGTGAACTGAATAACCTACAAATTTTGTGCCAGCCCTGCCATAAAAAAAAGACGGCAGAAGAAAAACTGATGAGGAAAAAGAAATGAATTTTATAGGAATGCTAACTCTACTGTTTATTGGACTTAAACTTACAGCAGTTATTGATTGGAGTTGGTGGTTTGTGTTGATGCCGTTGTATGTGTCTGTTTCATTGCCATTTTTGTTTTTTATTATGGGTTTTATTTATCGTCTAACTTATAAGAAAAAGAAATGAGCCTCTTAAAATACCCACATCTTGAACGGTTTGGCACCACTGAAGTAGAAGCCATTGAGGTAGGGACAGCCTATGTGTTTCCTAAACTTGATGGTACTAATGCCAGTGTATGGGCAGCGGAAGACTACTCAATCAAAGCAGGTAGTCGTAACCGTGAGCTAAGCCTTGACTCAGATAATGCTGGCTTCTATGCTGCTATGCTGCAGGATAAACAAGTTGGTGCTTATCTACTTGAGTATCCCTATCACATCCTGTACGGTGAATGGCTTGTGCCACATACGGTGAAGACCTATGTTGACACTGCTTGGCGAAAGTTCTATGTGTTTGATGTGTTTAATAAACTCACCAGCCAGTTCATTCCTTTCACTGAGTATGAAGAAAGACTTAAGGCATATGGTCTTAAATACCTAGCTCCCATTGCCATCATTAAGAACGGTGACCTTGATGTCTTTACAAAATGCCTTGAGAAGAACACGGTGTTGATTAAAGACGGTGAAGGTGTTGGTGAAGGCATTGTCATTAAGAACTATGACTATGTGAATAGGTATGGCAGGGTTACATGGGCTAAGCTAGTCACTAACGAATTCAAAGACAAGCACCATAAAGAAATGGGAGCGCCTTTGATTGGTTGTGAAATTGTTGAAGAAAAGATTGTTAATAAACTTGTAACTGAATCACTAGTTGATAAGGTGGTTGCAAAGATTATTACTAGCAACGATGGTGTTTGGTCTAGCAAAAATATTCCTCAACTAATTGGCACAGTCTTTTACGACTTGGTTAGAGAAGACATTTGGACAATGGTTAAAGAATTTAAGAACCCAACAATTAATTTCAAAACCCTAAGCCACTACACTACAGCAAAAATTAAAGAACTACGAAAGGATTTATTCTAATGAATAAATAGTATAACTGCCATCCCTTCAAGGAGCCTGTGCGCTCCTTTTTTAATTTAACCAAGGAAAATGTAATAACACTAACTGAAAAACAACTTTATCGAAGAGAGTACTACTTAAAAAATAAAGATAAAGCTAATGAACAATCCCGTCTTTGTTATATTAATAATAGGGATGATCTTTTGCAATATCAGAAAGAATATCGTAGTGCAAATAGAAAAAAAGTTAACGCATCAAAATCGAACAAACGTAAAAACAGATTGTTAACTGCTATAGATTTATTGGGTGGGAAATGTAATAATTGCAATGGTAAATTTGAACCTTGCGTTTATGATTTCCACCACATCAAACCAGAAGAAAAGGAATTTACTATCGGAGAAAACATGTTGGTTAGTAAGGATCGCTTTTTTAAAGAAGTGTCAAAATGTATTTTACTTTGTGCTAATTGTCATAGAATGGAGCATCATAAAAATGTTTAATAAAGAAAATAAAGAATTTAGAAATCACTTTGCGGAAACAATTTTTCGCTATAAATACGCGCAGGGCGCCGGAGACACATGGGCAAAGTTGGCTGAGCGTCTTGTGGAGGATGTATGTGGTAGTCGTAACGGTACGATGTCGGTTCTTATGTCAACGGAAGATCGTAAGCAACTGACCAACTTGATTAAGGAAATGAAGTTCATTCCCGGTGGTCGTTATCTCTACTACGCTGGTCGTCCCTTCAAAGCCTACAACAATTGCTTCCTGCTTCGTGCTGAAGAAGACACCCGTGAAGAGTGGAGCAACGTGACATGGAGGGCTATGTCGTGCTTGATGACAGGTGGTGGCATTGGCATTGACTACTCACGCCTGCGTCCTGCTGGCAAAGCCCTGTCGCGTACAGGCGGCACTGCATCTGGTCCAATTCCTCTCATGTCTGCCATCAATGAGATTGGTCGTAACGTAATGCAGGGTGGTAGTCGTCGCTCTGCCATCTATGCCAGCTTGAATTGGCAGCATGAAGATGTGCAGAAGTTTTTATACATCAAGAACTGGAGCGACGATATTAAAGCAATGAAGCTCAAAGACTTCAATGCTTCGGCCCCACTGGACATGACCAACATCAGTGTTAACTACGACGATGCTTCTTTGGTTGGTGGACTTGAGAATAATCCTGTGTTTATGCAGAACGTTCGTCAGGCAATGGAGACTGCAGAACCCGGCTTCAGCTTTAACTTCGGAGCTAAGCAGAACGAAACCCTGCGTAACGCCTGCACTGAAGTGACTTCAGAGGACGATAGTGATGTGTGCAACTTGGGCAGCATCAACATGGGACGCATCACCAGCATCGAAGAGTTTAAACAAGTGGTTGAACTTGGCTCTAAGTTCTTGGTGTGTGGTACGCTGAGGGCTGATCTGCCTTATGAGAAGGTGTATAAGGTCAGGGAGAAGAACCGTCGTCTTGGCCTTGGCTTGATGGGCATTCATGAGTGGCTGCTAAAGAAAGGCTACAAGTACGAAGTGACGCCAGAGCTACACAAGTGGCTGTCGGTGTACCGTGATGAAAGCAAACGTGCTGCTGACGAACATTGCGATAGGTTCTTTATTAGCCATCCTGTAGCATATCGTGCCATTGCTCCTACAGGCAGCATTGGTATTTTGGCAGGAACCACCACAGGCATTGAACCATTGTTTGCTGTTGCTTACAAGCGTCGATTCCTCACTGAAGGAACCAAATGGAAGTATCAATATGTTGTAGATGGTACAGCCGACTTGTTGATTCAGCAATACGGTGTTAAACCAGAAGCTATCGAGAGTGCTCTAGACCTTAGCGAAAACTATGAGCAGCGTATCAAGTTTCAGGCAGACATTCAAGACTATGTTGACATGTCCATTTCATCAACCATTAACCTGCCTTCGTGGGGAACTAAGCACAACAACGAAGGAGAGGTTAAGAAGTTTGCTGGTGTATTGGCTAAGTATGCTCCTCGTCTGCGTGGGTTTACTTGCTATCCTGATGGTAGTCGTGGTGGTCAGCCACTCACTGCTGTGCCTTATGAAGAAGCCCTGAGGCACAAAGATGTGGTGTATGAAGAAATTGATGTGTGCGAAATATCGGGCAAAGGTGGAAGCTGCGGCGTGTAACAATAACTACAACAATAAGAAGGGGGCTTAGGCTCCCTTTTTTATGCTAAACTACAAGTCCCTTAACTCTATAGGACACCTTCATGGTTACTAAGAAACGAAATCCCGCAGCGATTGAACAACAATCACTCACTACTGCAGAACACAAACGTCAGAACAGTCTTAAGATTCGTCTTGATGACATGATGACAATACAGCCCAAGACAGACAAGCAACAACAATTCTTTGAAGCTTACCAAGCCGGTGATTACTTCATGGCTTTGCATGGTGTTGCTGGCACAGGCAAGACCTACATTGCCCTGTACAAAGCGCTAGAAGAAGTGATGGATAAGAGCAACCCCTACACCAAGGTTGTTGTCATTCGTAGCTCTGTGCAAAGCCGTGACATGGGTCACTTGCCCGGTAATGTTGATGACAAAATGGAAAGCTTCATTGCTCCCTATCGTCAAATCACAACAGACCTATTCAACCGCAAGGATGCATGGGACAGACTGTGTGAACAAAACTATGCTGAGTTTGTTTCAACATCGTTCATTCGCGGAACAACATTTACTAACTCCATCTTGTTGGTTGATGAGATTCAGAACATGAACTTTGAAGAACTCGATACCATCATTACCCGTGTTGGTCACACTAGCAAGATTATCTTTTGTGGAGACATTAGACAGACAGACTTGCGTAAGCGTGATGACAAGACTGGCCTGCCTAAGTTTCTATCCATTGCAGACAGGATGAAACAGTTTAGTCGCTTTGAATTTGGAACAGATGACATTGTGCGTAGTAGCTTGGTGAAGGAATACATCATAGCTAAGACGCATTACGAAGACACATCCAATGATTGAGATGGCAATCACAGCAGACATGCTGATTGAAGCCAGAGACAAGGCAGCCTCGTTGGGAAAGCTATACAATAGCATCACCAGCGGGGCTGGCAACATTGCTGGCTTTATAGGAGAAGACATTGCTCATCAAGTTCTTGGTGGCAAGCTTGACAATACCTACGACTATGACCTAGTGCTAGACAATGGTATTAAGCTTGATGTGAAGACGAAGCAAACCAGTGTTAAACCGCTGGAGAGCTATGAGTGTAGCGTTGCAAACTTGAACATTAAACAAGCCTGTGATGCCTATTGTTTTATTAGGGTTAAGAACGACTTCACTGTTGGTTGGTACTTAGGGGTTTATGATAAGCTTGCTTACCTAAACGATTCTGTGTTTATGAAGAAAGGAACCGTTGATCCTACTAACAACTATGTGGTAAAGTCTGATTGCTACAACTTAAAGATTTCTCAACTAAAGGAAAAGATATGAACATGTCTGTTAAAACCGTTGACCGTCGTCCACCCTTGAAGATTCAACTTCAACAAGGCTATTACGCTTTCCATAAAGGCTGGCTCACTAACCAGTACGACGCCTCATCTGTACAAGGACAGGAGTGGCAGCGAGGATTTGACGCTGCCTATTTTGACAACCTAAGTCAAATTAAGAAGCAATAAAAGAAGGCCCCGAAAGGGGCCTCTTAGTTGGTGCGTCAGCGCTTTGTAATGAAACCACCTCTGGCTAGCTTTCGTGTAGCTTCTCTTGCTGTGTTAAGAGATTTGATAATGGGCTTGTCAGCCATAGCCCTTCCTTGTTGTGTCGAAGCATTTGACAACTCTTTCAATTTAACTCTAACATCTTCCAAAGCTTTAGCTTTCTGCACAGCACCCATGTCTTTAAGAATGGTAATAACGTCACCAATCTTTGATGCAGATATCTGATCAGAGAAAGAAACCAAGTTTGATTGATAGCTATGGCCCAACCCCTTCTTAGCTGACACAGACTCAGCGCTGCCTAGCATTTCATTGGTTAAAGATTTGATTATGTTGTAAGTTAGGTATGCTGTTTTCCTGCGTTCTTTGATAGGGATGTTGTCATCGCTAACAATCTTGTTGTAGCCACGTAGCAATTCTCTCTCTTCTTTTATTTTCTGATTACGAGATACTGTGCTTTCTAACAGGCCTTTTCCATCTTTGCGAGTTGGTGTTGTTAATACTTCTTCAGCTATCTTAAGTTTCATTTGAGAAGAACTACCATTAAGCTTTAACTTATCTGCTTCAACAATGGCATCTTCTGTTTCATTGAAGGCTCCTCTAGGTAATGACAATGGTCGAACAACATTAGGGGAGCCGTTAATTGTTTGAGCAACTATGTTCAAGTCTTTAAAATCATAGTCTTTAGCTGGCATGTTAATGCGTTTAAACATGTAATCAGCATACGGCATTTCGGTGTAGACATAGTTTTCTTTATTATTACCACCAAATTTTGGAGCGCTAACGCCAAGGCCAATGTCTTTAGTAAACGATGGAGCACCCACCTTCAACTCAGCGTGACCCGTCAAATATTGTTGAGGGTTCATAAAGCCTGAGCCTTTAACTCTCTCAATCTTTTCAGAAAGATTCCCATGAAACAACCTAACTGGTGGATCATTTTTGTACTTCTCTTTTAAGTCGTCATACTTCTTTTGCAAAGACAAAGATAGTTTATAAAACTCTTCAACATCTTTTTCGTTGCTAGGGTCTGCTTCACGTTTGGCTTTTATACGGAAATCCCCCTGTGCCACTGCAACAACGTCTTCGTCAATGTCACGTAGCAACGGATTATTTGCAAGTTTATAGAATGACTTGTTACGGGCGTCTTTAATTTCAGACAACACTTCATTGCGCTTAGCCATTGATGCTGTTCTTAAGTCTTTGCCTAGCACCCCTGTCAAATATTCACCAGAGTATTGAACCTCTTGCTCTGGAGCAACACGACCCGCTGTTTTCTTTTCAATCTGACCAACAGGAATAGGGTTGCCCATGTCGTCGTATTTAACAATGGCTGTGTCAGCAACTTCGTAAGGCAGCGGTGGCAAACCTTTGTCTTTCTTCAACCCTAGAGTATCACCAGCATAGATGTGCAACATGTTGGCATAATCTTTAGGATCATTCTTAATCATGTTCTCAACTTCTTTAGCACCGAAGTCGCTAATAAGATCAGCCTTGCCTTTGACGTAGGCGTCTTCAGTGAATGGTCGAGTTGCTGGTGTTGCAGGTTTAACGATGGGCAATGCCTCTTCAGGCTGCTTTAACGGGGCTACAGGAGCCTTTGTAGCTGGTGCTGGTACAGGGATAGCTGCTT